AATATTAGCAGATCGGCAGTTGAGCAAAGAGTGGATTGTTCTGTTTGCGGGCAGATTTTTTGGTCTTCTACTGTATTGTCGTTTAACTACTGCCCCCACTGCGGCGCTTTGATGAAGGAGGACGAACATGAAACTGGTTGATGCGGAGCAACTATTCTGCTCTGACTGTGAATACAAAGAACGCTGTAAAAATGTTACTTGCGACGTAAAAGCAATGCCCACCATCGATGCCGTGCCTGTGGTCAGGTGCCGGGAGTGCATCCATAGAGATGGGACACCTGGACAGCCCAATATTCTTTGCGGACAAATGCACGATGATGATTTTTGCTCCTACGGCCAGCGAAAGGAGGCCGCCCATGACTAAGCGCTGCTCCGCCTGCGCCTGGTACGAGGACTATCAGGGCGTGTGCTTTAACGGGGATTCCCCGCACTGTGCTGACTTTACCGACCCGGATCAGCGGTGCAGGGAGTGGGAGAGGAAGGAGAACGGACATGATAAACACCCATCCGACCCGGTGTAATATCTGCGGTGGGCGTGTAACCTACGGCTCTAATGCCCGTGTCTATGGCCGGGAGTATGGAAGCGGCTACTGCTACCTCTGCGAGCGGTGTGGGGCCTATGTTGGGACGCATAAGCCCCGCCCACGGGAAGCCCTGGGGATTCTGGCAGACGAACCGATGCGGACAGGGAAAAAGATGTGTCACGCCCTCTTTGACCCGCTCTGGCAGGGGAAACCAAAAGCCCACAAGAAGCGCAACGACCTTTACCGCTGGTTGGCCCATGAAATGGGGATACCCGTGGAAGATTGCCATTTCGGTTACTTTGATATTAACCAGCTTCGGCAGGCATACATCATCCTGAGAGGTATACAGGACAAGCAGATGCGGTATGACAACTGCGGGAGAATCCATTTTGAGGAGGCCGACCATGAAGTTTCGGAACCCTGATACGGGGGAAGCTCTATCCATTGTTGATGCAGTAAGCGAATACTGTGGACAGCGTTGGTGCGATAACTGTGCTCTTAGGGAGCCGACAGGAGACCCCGATAAGGTGTGTGCAGATTGGGCAGAATACCACCCCCACGAAGCCGCCCGCCTGATGGGCTATGAGGTGGTGGAGGATGAAGAAAAGCCCACAGAGGATATTTTCTTACGCTTTCTCCGCGACTTTCAAAAAGAACTCGGAAACCGATTCGAGGGTGTAGATTCTTGGGATGTGTGGGTCAATATCAGCGGTACAGCCGCATGGAAAGATGCTCTTATCGTATCATCCCAAAAGCGTATGCCAGAGGTTTTTACGCTATGGGACAAGCTGGACTGGTGGGCATCTGACCTTCTGGATAACTGGCTGATTGACTGCGCTGAGTACATCGGTCTAATTCATGACAATGCGGTAAAGGAGGAGGCCAACATGGACAAGCCGTTGAAGGATTGGACGCTGGGAGAGGTCAAGGAGTATTGCGCAAGCCGAAACGGGAATTGTGCTGACGATTGCATCCTATCCCGAAAAGGGATTGGGATGGTATGTGAGGTTGCGCCAAAGCCTGCCTGGTGGACTTTAGCCGACAAGCCCCGCTTCACCGAGCAGGAGGTGGAGAGGGCGAAAGCTATTAGATTGCTTTACAAAGATGCAGAAAAAATACAAGAATGTGACCCTGTTGCAAAAATACTCAACAATTATGATAGTGTGATCGCTCAGGTGGACACTGGAATATTCCCCTCCCTCCGCCCCGGCGAAACCGTCACCCTTGACGAGATCATCGGAGGTGCCGAATGAGCAACAATGACCAGCAAGCCAAAGCCGACGCAGGGAAGTCTCGCCCGACGCTCGTACCCGTCAGCCTGATAGAAGCTGTGACCGAAGTTCGTATGTACGGAACCGAGAAGTATCACGACCCGGATAACTGGCGCAAGGTGGAGCCTCAGCGTTACAGGGACGCACTCTACCGGCACTGGCTGGCCTACCTGCGCGGCGAGAAGCGAGACCAGGAGAGCGGACTGCCGCACCTGTGGCATCTGGCCTGCAATGCGGCATTTTTGATTGAGATGGAGGGCGGACAGCATGATAATTGAAACCTGCCCCAAGTGCGGCGGAATCTTGATGAACACGGTGATCTGCACATACCCGCCCATCCCGGCTAAGGATTGCCCCTCTTGCGGTTGGCATTGGGAGGGCGAGCCGGAACCGATAGAGTACGTGCCGTTTAGAGGGAATGTAGGCGGGCAGCGTGGGGAGGGATAGCCCTTGAATAAGTTCCCGGAGAGGCTGAGACGTTTGCGGGAAAAAGAGCGACCGATTAGGAGCATGAGAGTTCAGTCTGAATTGATGGGACTCGGAACAAATACGCTGAGACGGTATGAGCGGGGAGAACGGGAACCCGGACTGTCCGAATTGAAGCTGATTGCTAATTATTATCACATCAGCCTTGACGACTTGTGCTGGGACGAAAACGAAAGAGAGTAAACTTTCAGAATATCGCAGAAGAATTTGCTTCTTGCACCCGAACGGGTGAGGCGATAAGCGATATCATGCGAAAATATAGGGTGTAGAGGTCCATCCAAGCCTCTACACCCTTTCTCTCATTCCTCGCCTCCTTTACATAAGCCGCAGCCCGTAAAAGCGGCTCCGAAAGGCCCCGGTGTAAGTCCGGTTGGGTACATACCCCGCTCCCGTCCGCATGAGGATGGCGGCGGGACAATACGAGCGGTGCTGGAATAGGTAGACAGTAAAGTACGAGGCAACGAGGGCGGACTAAATGTGCTGCCGCCTTGCTGACGAGTAAGGCCGTCCCTCCGATCGTAGCTGCGCTATGTGAGGTGCAAATCCTCACCCGCTCACTTTGAAAGAAAGAGGTCGTCAAAATGAGCAATACCGTTTTCTGCCAATGAATGGCCGTAATGACCTCCTGACCGCCAAAACGCCGAAAGAAGGTGACGGAACGTGATTTTTCAGTCGGTGATTGGGGGAAGCCCTGGTGGAGGGGAAATGGCAAGTGGGACACAAACAGGCACCTCGATTCCGATGACGCTTGCCTGTGGGTTTAAGCCAAAGCTTGTTGTCATGTCCGGATATGAAATTGATGGTTATGGGCACTTAATTGATTCAGGGCAATTTATCATGACAAAGCCGCCGGACAGCGATACAAAAACCTTCTCCGACACGGTTTCAATTCAGTCCTATGGTTACTACATAGATGTAACATTTACATATCAGTTTCTCTTTACGAATGACGGACTCACAATAACAGGAACGTCGAGCAATCCGTCCGTAGGGGGGCCCGGCCTACCGTTCAACGGAACGTTTGACTGGTTCGCCCTCGGCTAACATCCCCCTGAACCCACAGGAGGGACACAGGGGGTATCAAATTGTTGACGGCGGGAAAGACCGCAAGAAAAAAGCCGCCCCACAAGGAGGCGGCTCCTGGGTCACTCGTAGTGGCCCCACATGGTCAGCACCTTCACGGTCTGTTCGTCTCGGTAGACCTGATACACAATGCGGTGCTGAATGTTGATGCGGCGGGAGTAAAAGCCAGCCAAATCCCCAACCAGCTTTTCATAGCGGGGCGGGTTCTGGAAGGGGTTCTTCGCAATCACCGCAAGCAGGGCCTTAGCTCGTCTGTCAAGCCCGGCCTGTTTCAAGAGTTTCTTATCCTTCTCCGCCTGACTGGAAAACACGATCTTATACATTACCATTCCTCACTGGGGTCGTATTCGACGCACTGGTCAAGGGGTTCGGCGGCGGCCTTGTGGAGACGTTCCGTCATACCAGGGATGGAGACCAGGCTCAAGGTTTCCAGCATGGCGTTGTAGTCATCCTCAGCCAGCATGACGGCATTTCCGTTCTTGGTGGAGATGTTCACCACTTCGCCGTAGGTCACAGCTTGTTGCACATAGCTGAACAGGTTTCGCCGAAGGTGAGAAATATTTGTGTTGGTCATGGAAATCACTCCTTCGTGTACATTATAGCGTACACGCCGAGGAATGTCAATCAAAAACGGAGGTTTGGCGATATGCACAATACCAATAAATGGAAACGGGGGGGGGCGCTCTAGCTCCCTAATCGTCACCTTGACGGAGGTGGCGGGATGATCTTTCAGCCGATTGTTTCTGGTGGCAGACAAACTGTTCCGATTACAGTGATAAATAACGGCGTATATACGGGCGCAACCGTTAGATATTGTCAAAACGGAGAACCGAAAACAATAACAGTACCTCCGGAAGGAGGTAGTAGCGTAATAACTGTTGATAAAGATGCCATTTTAGCCATTGGCTCATTAAATTTTAGTGCAAGAACGGTTTCGACAACAGCCGGAAGCGTTTTGTTTGCCAACTATAACGGGGATGAACAGAGCGGATTGGATTCATACAGTAGATGCATCGCAGCCGTATTTATAACTGATCCGGGTGAAATTACGATAACCACCGACGGCTAATAAAAAACCGCCCAGCAGTTAAGCTGAGCGGATGAGACTTAGACAGGGGCGCAAAAACGGTGGGGGTCCAATTCCAAAGCGTCGCACACAGCCATGGCGATTCGGAATGACGAGCTGGAGAGGTCACGCTCCCCCGATTCAAAGCGCTGGTACTGACGGAGCAGGATGTGGGCTTTATCAGCTACCTCCTGCTGGGACAATCCAAGCTCGGCCCGCCTCTCGGCCAATATCTGAGCTTCGGATGGCACGTCCTCGAACGTGATTCCGTGGATCACTTCTGTATTACCCTTAAAATCAAAGTTGTCATTCATAGTTGTACCTCCTTACGTCCAAGTGGACATGAATATAATACGACCAACTGGACGTAATGTCAAGAGAGGATTTCGCAGAAAGGGGTGGTAAGTCCGTTGTGGCAAAAGGTAAATATCAACGTTGGCTGGAACCGGATGGGCTTACTCTCTTAGAGGGCTGGGCCAGGGATGGCCTGACTGACGAACAGTTGGCCGGGAAGATGGGTATAAACCCAGCAACTTTGTACGATTGGAAGAACAAATACCCTAAGATTTCCGAGTCCTTAAAAAAGGGCAAGGAAGTTGTGGACATCCAAGTGGAAAATGCGCTGTTGAAACGCGCACTTGGGTATGACTATCAGGAACAAAGAATCGAAAAGTCTGATAAAGACGGGACGAAGATTATCCAGACAATCCGCCATGTCCCGGCGGACACTACCGCGCAGATCTTCTGGCTCAAAAACCGCCGCCCGGACAAGTGGCGGGATAAGCCCGAAATTCCCGGTGACACGGACGCACTGAAAAAAGCACGGGAACTGCTGGAGGGGATTCCAAGTGCCATTGACTGAAAAGCAACTGGAATACCTGAAAAACTGCAATCACCGCTGGAACGTCAAGACAGGGGCGACAGGCAGTGGAAAGAGCTTTTTGGATTTTGTTGTCACCATACCGAAGCGGATAGAGGCCGCGAGAGGAGAAGGGTTACTCGTCTTACTGGGAAACACTCGCGGAACTTTAGAGCGAAATATCTTGGAGCCTATGCGTCAGTGGTGGCCGGGAAACGTGGGCAATATTCGCAGTGATAATACCGTGGAACTGTTTGGGAAAAAAGTCTATGCGCTGGGCGCAGACAACAAAAAGCACGTTTCCCGTATTCAGGGGGCGACCTTTGAGTATGTGTACGGTGATGAGATTACGACGTGGAGCCAAGAGGTCTTTGAAATGCTCAAAAGCCGTCTTCGCTGTGAACACTCCCACTTTGACGGGACGTGCAACCCAGACAACCCGGAGCATTGGTTCAAAAAGTTCCTGGATAGCGACGCTGACATTTACCAACAGTCCTATGTCATAGATGACGGGGTGCTTCCCTCAAAAGTAGTGAACGAGCTGAAAAAAGAATACTCTGGCACTGTCTACTATGACCGATATATCTTGGGGCTATGGAAACCCGCGGATGGTCTCGTTTACCCAATGTTTGACATGGGCAAGCATGTTATTCACGGAAACCCTGATGGACCCGGATTATACTACATTGCTATTGACTACGGGACAATGAACCCGACAGCGATGGGTTTGTGGCGCGTTTATCGGGGAGAGGCTGTCATGCTGAAAGAGTATTATTACGATGGTCGAGCCAAGAAAAAACAGAAAACTGACGAAGAGTATTACCAGGACCTGGAGAAGTTTGCAGACGGAAAGAAAATAGAGCGTGTAATCATAGACCCTTCGGCAGCGAGCTTTAAGGAGTGCATACACCGACATGGAAAATTCGCCGTTTGGGACGCTGATAACTCTGTGCTAGATGGTATCCGGCTGACGGCCACTCTGATCCAGACCGGGCGGCTGAAGTTCCACGAGAGTTGTGAAAACACATTTCGGGAATTTCAATCCTACATGTGGGATGGGGACGCAGGAGAGGATAGGGTCATCAAAGAGAATGACCACGCCATGGATATGATGAGGTATTTTGCCAACACTGTTATGTGGAGGAGAATCGCATGAGCATTATCGCTGGCCTGTGGGGCCGATTGAAAAATTTCATATTTCCCCAGGCGGTGACGCAGCGAGAGTTTGGCGTGCGGCCAGCAACAGGGCAGACTATGGAGCGGAACATCAATCTGTGGTACGCCATGTATATCAATCAGCCGCCGTGGGCTATTCCGCCTGTGGTGCCGATGGGACT